ATGATTTTGGCGCCCGTACAGTTTTCCTAGAATGGCGCGAGACGATGGCCGACAGGCCGCGCACCGCCGACCTTGCTTGGTCAGTCCTTCAGCGCATCATGGCGTTTGGAGTAGATAAGGAGAAGATCAAACGGAACCCGTGCGAAAAGGCCGGGAGGCTGGCCGACACAGGTACCCGCCGCGAAAAGGTCTGGTCTCCGTCCGATATAGCTCAATTCAAGGAAGCTGCTCCTACGCAGGTTCTTGAGGCTTTCATGATGGCGCTTTGGACTGGCCAGCGCCAAGGTGATTTGTTGCGTCTGAAATGGTCTGCCTACGATGGCGCTCATATCCGCCTCGAGCAGAGCAAGACGAAAGCCAGGGTAACAATTAAGGTTTCCGATGATCTGAAGAAAATACTGGATGCAAAGCGGGCTGCGTTATTCGGCAAGGAGATTGCCGCGCTGACCATTTTGACCACGCTGCACGGCAAGCCATGGACAAGCGATGGGTTTAGAACTTCTTGGGGGAAGGCTCTCGAGAAGGCGGATATTGAAGGGCTGACATTCCACGACTTGCGTGGAACTTTCATCACCAATGCGCGGAGAGCTGGCGCGTCGATCGAAGATATTGCCTCAGCGTCGGGTCACAAGATTTCTGACGTAAGAAGCATTCTCGAGATGCACTATCTTGCCGTCGATCATGAGGCAAGCGATGCAGTTATTCTAAAGCTCGAGAGGAAGACAAAGTGAACAAAGCTCCAAACCGGCTAGCTTTATTCTCCAAACCGATCTATAATTTCCACCTATCAAAAGTGCCAAATTATGCAGTAAAATCAAAATGGTGGGTGATGTAGGGTTCGAACCTACGACCCGCTGATTAAGAGTTACATGCCATTCCCTGTAATATAGGGCAGTTTATCCAAACCAGAGACGATTTGTGAAGCTCTAAATCAATGGCTTACGGGGCGTTCCCAAACTAAATAAGCTCAATCCACCAGATAATCAACTGTAGGAAAACTATATGGCTGATCCTCGAGCAGATAACAGGCTGAAGCAAGTACCTACCTTGGTTGAGACGGAAGCTGGCTGGGAGCTGCAGGGGTTTGTGCCGCTGGCCACAGCGTGGAACTACCCATGGGTCAAAGATAAGAAGGCTTTCATATACGCCTTCAGTCACAAGGATATCACAAAGATTGGTCGTTCATCCTGCCCTGAGAAGCGGCTCGAGGCCATCAAGTTGCAATGGAAGGCTCCGGACCTGAAGCTCGTCCACGCTGTTGAAGTGCCTTACGCCGGGTCGATATATGCCGAGCGAGTGATGCACTTGGAATTTGAGGAGATGGAACTTAGCCGCGAATGGTTCCACCTGCCGCCGCAGGAGTTTATTGACTTTGCTCCTTACGTTGAGATTGGAGCCAAGCTCTATGACGATGCCTGCAGGCGATGGTACGAGGAAGCGCACCCTGAAGGTGATAGTTGGTATGCCTCACCCATTACCCAGGCTGAGACAGCTTGAACAGCAGCCCGATCAAACCGTCACTGCCCCATAGGCGTAGGCCGATTGCCAGACAACCGGGACAAGTCACGCTCAAGCCGCTGCTGGTTTTCCTTCAAGTCAAAAATGATATCGCGAGCGCCGTATGTTGATGCCTGCGCCTGCTTGATCTCATCGATCTGCTTTTGAAGCTGAGCCTTCTGCATATCGTCGGACTGCCAGACGCGCTCAAGTTCAGCTCTTGGAACTATCTGATCATTGATCTTGCTGATTGAGAGGTTCACCTGGCTGAATTTGTCGATGTACTCATTGCGGGATACGACACGGTTATTTTCATAGGTGGCGCGGAAATCCTGGAAGGCGGCAATCGATACGGCGTCCTTGGAGACCTCCGATATGTTCACGTCAAGCCGGTCCAGGCCTTTACTGAGGCTGCTATAGAAGAATGCGCCCCCTGTGGCCAAGACGGTGAAGCAGACGCCAGCAGCAGCCCAGATGACGGGCCATTGGGTTTTGGAATTGCTCCGAAGCTCATTCGACAGGGTGCCAATGGCCGAATTGACCGTCTGGAACCCTGTGTTCATGTTCGACCGGATGTCGATCAGATCCTTGCCTTGGTTCTCCACCCTCTCGGAGAGGCGAGCGTAGGAAGCAAGAGGATCGAAGTTGCCATTGCTGGACATATCAGAATTCCCTGATGACATTTACAGCACCCGAAGCCATGTGAATTGTAATTAACGCTAGGAGAATGTTTGGCCAGTACAGTCGTGCCAGCCGTAACGAACCCGTATCGTGCGGTCAGGCCGGGGTGCCCTGCTCGAACAGGACGTTCCGGCCGATCTCATTTCATGCAGCCAGACTGCGCATTGCACGTCCTATTATGAGCGGCAACCTCTTCCGAAAATTGCCGATCATTCGAAATGATGAACTGTCGAGTAGCTGGAGACGGGTGGAGAAGCGCAAAACCGCTCCCGTCATTCACAGACGTTGTTCTCTGGCACCCAGATACCGCCAAGCTCCCGGCAAAGAGCACCGTCATTAAGCACGCGTATTTCAGCATTGGTCTTTCCCCGCTGTTCAATGTTTTTCATGGCTTGCTTGAGGACAGCAGCGCGCTCTATGTCCCTGCCCTCATTCCTTGCGGCTGGAAGCCATACAAACTGATTGACAGCTGCCAGAACGGCCCATGACAGGATGAAGCCGATAACAAGGCCAATGAGGCGATCCAGATTGAGGAGGCCCATCATTCTTCGACGGCCTTCTTGATTGATCGGACGCGGTGGATAATCCACTCGCCACCCAACAGCATGACGATGATGACTACCACGGCAATACCGCCAACCAGGATGAGAGAGTCCTTATCCATACCGGCAAGCCATGCAGACAGCCCGCCAGCGCCGAACAAGCCGCCGAAGATGCCGGACAGCCAGTTGGTCTTCTGCCGGACTTCCTTTTCCACCTTGGCAGGGACAACGGGCTTTTCTTCGACCACAGTCGTCTGCTCGACCACTGGAGCCACCTGCACCGAGGGCTTGGACATTTCGCCGGGAACCAGCGCCACAAGCTCACCATGCAGCGCAGCGCGGGTACGCGGCCCCACGTCTCCATCAACCTCCAGCCGCCTGTCAGCCTGGAACTGGCGCACGTTGTCGGCACGATAGCCGAGGAGGACTAGAGCAATGCGCCCGTAATAGTCGATACGGTCATTGAGGCCGTTCTTGCCGCCGTTCACTTTTCGGGTGACGCTCTCGATGTCGCCAAGGTCAGCGTATTTGTTGATATCGCGGGAACTCCAGTAATAGATCGGAACAAGGCCTTCGAACGGGTCGGTATTGATCTTTTCCGGGAATTGCTCAAAATCAGGCGAAGGAATGCCCTGATCCCGGCACCATTTCGTAAACTGACGATAATTGTAGCGGCCAGTCAGCTGCATTGCCGATCGGCCCATGAAGCGCTTGCCGTCCCCCAGCTTGGTGTTTCCAAGGTCGGAGCGACCCTCGTATCGCTTCTGAGCTTCAGTCGGCCCCCAAATTTCCTTGTCGTACTTGAACGAGCCGGACTCATGCAGCAGCTGGGCGAGGAAATGAGCCAGGCGGTGTGGCTTATGCAGCCCATAGACGCGGCCGAACTGATTGAGCGCGACCAGTACGGAATTCATGTTGCTCTCATTCACCTTGCCTTTTGCGGCCGAGCGAAGTTGTTGAGCCGAGATGATCTCGCCCATTGGGTTCTCCTGTGATGTGGGGAAGTTTAAGCTGCCTGGGGAATGTCTATCGTGCGGGGCCATCCACCGCCGAAGTTCTCGACCCAAGCCCAAGATAGAAGCGTCAGCACACCATCATCGGTGTAGACGGAGCCATTGAGGAAGAAATAAGCGCTGGATTTGCTGGTCATTTTGCCTCCAGCGCTATGGTCTAGTTAAGCAGGAATAGCTGCTGGGTCGATCAAGCGAACTACCCCCCAGACATATGAAGGTGGGAAACGAAGCATGCGATCTAGGATAAGTTTTCGCTGCTCTGTCGTCAGGGATGACACCTGGCCAGACATGATGTGATGCGCTAGTTGCGCGACTTTAAGCATTCCCTCAACAGAGCCTGTCAATTCTTGCTTTGGGTTAGGCCCCATCAAAGCGGCATAGCAAACCGCCTTCAAGGTGACTTCGATCATTTTCGGTGGATTTTCGCGGCTGTCCGGGTCCATCTCCTTCAAAGGATTACCATCGGGAGCAACTATAACGGCGTCAAAGTCAATGTCTGTGGTCGCAAACTTTTGTTTAGGAGTTGCCATCTTTGGGCCTTTCAATTGTTCGGCAAAGAGCTTGGGAGCTCCGAAATAAGATGAAGTCGTTCTTCATTGGTCATTTCGTAGGCGCTGGGCTGCAAGGCGAACGCTTCATCAGGGTGCCATGTAGACAGCAGAGGGCGTGGCTCTATGAATTTCCTGCCTTTTGGAGGCACCTGACCGTTTGAATGGTCACGAAGGGCGAAAGTACCGATTGCAATCAGCCCACTTCCGCCACTGACTGAGCCGCGTGTTGCATTAACAAACAGGCACCCCCCTTGGTTATGGGAGTTCGCCTCCATGAACTGGATGTTTAAATTGGCAACCAAAGGTCGGTTACCAATCAATTTTTTCAGCAGCCATTCCCGAACCGAAATCATGAGCTTTCCCTTTTTTCATATATACGAAATATGACGTTGTCGCATTGACTATGTCAACTGAAGTTGACTGTTTATCATATATATGAAAAACACCTAGGATGGGAAGAAAAAAGCTTTGGGCAGAACGGATATTAGTCACTCTAGCCGAAGGAGTTTCGTCTAGGATTGACGGCTATTTAACTGCCCGCGAAACCCGGCTTGATTTTATTCGTGCGGCGATTGACAACGAAATATCTCGCCGCAGAAAAAAGGCTCAACGTAAGGAAGAGCTGCCAGATTAGGCAGCCTCCTCTAAGCCACTTACACGCAACTCCAGAGCATCCACCCTTTCGACAAGATGCAGGTGATGCTGGTAGCTTTCTTGAATGGCGCGGGTGACCGGGGCGATAAACTCGTCATAGCCGAGGGACAGGACATCGTTGCCGCCGTTCATCGAATGATCCTGGAAGCCGCCAAAATCATAGCCGGATGCAGCAATTTCCTGTGCGATGAAGCCATGGTGGAAACGGTTGCGTTTGCGTGAACCGTCCCTCTCAAGATGGACTACCTCGCCATTGTCATTGGCGGCGATGTAATCTTCGCGCAGATCCAAGCGGTAATCGACAGGACGCAGCGCCATGATGAAATCAAGACCAAGCGCGGTATTACGGATATCGGCTTTATCGCGTTCATCAGAACGGTTCTGGACCGTTCCATAAACATACGTTGTGGTTGCAGAGTTGCCCAACTGAACTTGATTGGAACCAGATACGGAGGCTCCATATCCAACACCCGTTGTGTTGTTGAACGTCGTCTGGTTTGTCGCAGATTGATCAACCCGTAAGGCTGCTCGCCCAAGTGCGGTGTTCTGGATGCCGGACGTATTAAAAATGAGGGCATCACCACCAATCGCGGTGTTGTCTTCCCCGGTTGTTGCCCGACCAGCGCGATACCCAATGAAAGTACCGAAGTTTGTTGTGCTCTGGAACCGTCCAGCTTCATAACCTACCGCTGTAAGGCCTTGACCAGTGGTAAGCGCTGCCCCTGCTCTTGTGCCGAACGTTGAGTTAAACGATGTGGTTGCAAGCTCCAAAGAACTTGTTCCCGCAGCGGTATTCCCAGAGCCGGACACGTTCGACCGCAGAGAACCAGCACCAAACGCAACGTTTTCGCTGCCAGTGGTGTTGGCCGTGAGAGCCTGGTAGCCAACTGCTGTTTGCCCCCCCACAGTTGTCACGGCGGCAAGTGCGCTATGACCGATCGCAACGTTGGATTGACCGGACGTTAGATTGAGCAATGACGAAACGCCGACAGCCACATTGTAGTCAGCTCCAGCGTGATTTCTTAGGGCAAAGAAGCCCAGACCAACGTTCTCCGTACCGTCCGAGCCGCCCACGACACCATTGCCGGCGCGATAGCCTGCAAAAAGGTTTTTGTCACCAAAAGCGAAGTCACCCGCGAACACGCCAATAGCAACCGTTTCATTCGGTGTTCCACCAATGTCTTCACGCGGGTTCGCAAGTGCACGATGGCCGATCGCGACATTGTAGTTACCGGTCTGGTTCTCCGAAAAAGAAGCGTAGCCAGCGGCCGTGTTGTATTGGCCGGTTTCAATCTTCGATCCAGACGACCCGCCGTAAAGAGAGTTATATTGTCCTGTGGTTATCCACTCACCGGCGATCGATCCAACAGCAGTGTTGCCGTCACCGGTTGCTCGATAAAGCGCCTGGAAACCAAGCGCGGTATTGTTGATGCCGGTCTGCATGGACCGACCCGCACGCGATCCGCCAAATGTGTTATTGATACCTGTCGTCAACGCGCTCGGCACACCAACGCCGATCACCCAATTGTTATAGCCCTTCAATGGTTTAAGAGGGTCTGTCTGATCCGGCGAAAGAGAGGCGGCACGTCCATCAATTGCGTTCTGGGCGCGAACGGACTCAGGCACGGCGCCAAACCCAATAAGCCCATTCTGCACGGTGATATCAACTCGCTGAGTGGCTACAGAGGCGGGGGCCTGTACAGTGAAATTGCCCACCCAAGACGTAGCTTGAAGAACCCCGTCAAAACTGACGGTTACGTCCGATGTGCTTTCATAGTCATAGAAAAGCGTATATTTTTCAGGCGTACCAGGGCCAGCAGAACCGCCCCGGCGAGACCAGACCGCATTATCGAACCGCAAGACACCTGGGCCAAAATAAAGAGCTTTGTACCCCCGGTTTTGAGGTGTTGAAAGCTGGTACACGCCTGAAGGAACGTAGATAGGCCGACCATTAGCTGCAATCTCGGCCGCGTCAAAAGCTACTTCATTCTGCGCAGAAGTGTTTGAGGGGGATGCGCCATGTGTGACCACATTGGTGGCTGCCTGCATGGCAGTGTCGGCTTTGATCCCCTGATTGTACGTGGCAAAAACACCAGCTAGAGAAAAAGGCGTTACTGCTTTATCATCAGAAATTCCTGCGATGACATCAGAGCCAGAAGCGGTCGGGATCTCAAACTGATGGGTATGATACGAAACAGCCATGACGGCTCCTTTTCGAAGTCGCTAATATTGACAAGGGGGGTTCAGGGAGTTTCGAGGGCCGAGACGCGAGCTTCGAGGTCGTCAATGCGGGCTATTAAGTCGCTGACGAGAGCAAGCAATGGCACATGAACAAACTGGTTATTGATGAAAAGAACGACACGGATATTTTCCGGCTCGGTGATTTCCGAAATGGCTTGGGGAGCTAGGCCGGTGTTCATGTCTTGATCACAAACAACACAACGCCGTTCCGAGGGCGCGTTTCTGTGCCGCCAGTGGAGTTCGTTGTGAAAGGGTGGCTATGAGCGCCGGACGACGCAATGTTCACGTCATCTGTGTTCGAGCTTCCACTTAACTTTACCCACTCGTTATTTGAAGCATCACCGACTGATCCCCTAACTGGATGTGCGTGGGCACCGGAAGTAGATGTGGTCCCTGTATGGGTGTGACCCTTCAGGTCATCAGATTGCTTTGTGCCAACCGTGAGCGTTGAACTTGCGCCTCGCAAAAAGTCATTTCGCAAGTCAGGCACATTGAACGTTGTTGAGCCGTTCCCGACGCCCCAGGTGGTTGAGATGGCCGAGAACAGTGCAGCGTATGTCGATCGTGAAACCGCCGCCCCATTGCACGAGAGGTACCCAGATGGAACTGCAGCACCGCCAAACGCCTTGATGACGCCTGTTACTTCCGTCTGGGCGGGCGTGGGGTTTAGCAGCAGCCAAGCACCAGCAGACCCATTCAAGGCTGTCGAATATACAGCCTCGTAGATACATGCAGGCTGCAGCTCGCCGCCAGAAAGGGGGCCTTCGCCCGCTCCCGTGAATTGAACAATTCGCTTTGCTCCAAGGCTGTTGACGTTCAGGGTAGCCGTTGTTGTGTTTTTCGTTACCGCTCGAAATGAAACACGCAATCCATCCTGGTAGCTTGTGAAGGCGCTAGAGGCTGCAAGAGTAAGCGCATTAGCGGTCCCAGAAACGATTGCGATCCCGCCAAGGTCATTCAAGAGTTCCTTGACGCGCTGCATCATCGTGCGTGCGGAATTGTTGACGGTAGATGGCGGCTGGCCTTCGCTCCAGTTAATAGCGGCATCAGAGTTGCCATTGTCGGCGGAAATCGTGCTCCAGTCATAGACGCTCGACATTAGGCCATCCTATTCGTAAGTGCTGCAATGAGGGATGAGAGGGCGTTGGCCTGCTCTGGAGATGGACCGGCAATTTGGACCGGCGAGAACTGCGCCTGCTGCTGCGGCTGTGCTGCCATCATGCCGAAGATGTTGTTGGCGGATGCTCTAGGGTTGGCGAGCGCTTGCGCTGCGGCCGGTATAGGAGCGGATGCCTGTTGTTGCGGCATAGCTTGCGGCTGGGGGGAGCCTGCCATCATGGAGCCCATGACGGGAGCCGGGTATGCTTCCTGACCTTTGGGGCCGTCTGGCATGCCCGCGTATGGAGATGCCTGCGGCATTGTTCCACCGAATGGAACCCTTGCTGCGATCGACGCCACTTTCTGAGCATAGTTTGGGTCTGTTGCGTATCCAGATGACCCAAGGGCGCTTATCTGGGCTTCTAGGCCCTGCGCAGTTTTCATCCCGCTGTAGCGAGGGTTGCTGTTAATAAAATCAGCGTATCCAAGCGCGCTTTCTCTAGGCCCGCTATAAGCTCTGAAACTGTCGTTTATCTTTACCGGCTGGCCATTGATAACTTCTGTGGTCGCCAGATTATTGCCGCCCGACTTGCCATGGCTCTTAATGCCAAAGTAGTTATTGCCTGGAGCGGATCGGCCATACCCTGTCTCAAGCGCTGATTGAGCGACGATGATGCGAGGATCAATCCCCGAGATTTTTGATGCCTCCATGGCGTAGGGCAGCATCATATTGATGAATTCTTGAGAGCCAGCCATTGTTTACCCCACGGCAAAAAGGCGCGGATTGCTCCACACCTTGATTGTTCTGATTTTCTCTGCTTTGAATGTGGCGTCGGGTTTGGGGACGCCTATGAAAAATATCGCAGTAGTTGCATTGGTCTTGGCTTTATCAAGCTGCCAAGGGTCCGTTGTCGGAGACGCAATGGCAGGCAAAGAAGGCCTTGCCAAACAAGATGATCAATATTGCCAATCCATAGGCGCCAAGCCTGGAACAGACGTTTATGTGCAGTGCAGAATGATGGCAGGGCAAAACCGAGATAATCGCCATGCCAATGCTTGGGCGAACTACAATCGATCAGTGGCCAACATGAACGCTAACCGGCCGCGAAACACCTCATGCAACGCTTTTGGGAATACCCTTAATTGCACAACCTACTAGGATCGTAGTTTTGCTAAAAACAGACCCTTACAGCATCATTGGCTATTTTATTGCAGCAGCTATTTTGCTGCCTTTGAGCTGGTATTTGAAGGCCAACTACGCAAATGATGTTGGCGGCTTCATTCTATCCCTAGGCGGGATGCTTCATTGACCACTCATTACACCAGAACTGCGAGCGGGAGCGGCAAGTAGATTGCCCATCTTCTCAATTGCATCCATGTAGGCTGGGTTCTTAGCGGCTTGCTGAACGGCAACGCGCAATGCGGACTTGTTGTCACTTGTCAGCAGCTTGCCAATTTGCTCCATAACCTTGGCGTCTGCCCGCTGGCCAAGGAACTTGGCAGCACGAGGACCGGCCGCGCCGAGTAGCGCCCCTTTCCAATCTCCGGTGATGCCAAACCCAGCCGCACCACCAGCACCGGCTCCAATGCCTAGTTCAATGAGTTGACGTGCCGTAGTGGAGTTGCCCATGGAACCGCGAAGACGATCAGCAATGTCCTCGACGCGCACATACGCTTCAATCTCACGCATCTTCTGGGGCCCAAAGACGAGCGACATAGACTCTCTACCTGCCTGCGTCTTGAAGACCGAGTTGATGACATTGGTCCGGTCACCAGATGCCTTGATGCGATCGATCAATTCCGAAGCGTAACCTGTCGCAAATGCGTCCTTTTCGGCCGGTTTGAACGATTGGAAGGCTTTGACGGCTTCAGGAACTAGCTTAGGAGTGGTCGCAAACTTCTTTCCTGCCTCCAGGGCATCTTCTGCCCCGAAGAAACCAGCGGCGCCCTGCCGTGCGTTCTTGAATGCAGGAACAGCGCTATCGAGTTCGCCAAGAAGCTCATTCTTCAGGCTGGTGAGTTCCGCAGCCCGCGTCCTATCGCCCCCGGTGATGAGTTTTCCGATGTCAGAGTCAAGATTGCGCTTGACATGATCCCAAAACTGCAAGGTTGGCGTGACCAACGTTCCATCAGCCTTGCGCTGGAGGACGTAAGCACCCTGGCTGTTCTTCGCAAATGGGTTTGCCATCTCCTTGAAGCCATCGATCGCGCCACGGTCAGCACTGCGCTGCGGAACCTTGTCTACAGCCCTGCGGAAGGAAGGCTTCCGGCGCCGAATAGGCCGCTGCATAGGCTGGTTTGTTGACCTGCCGAGCCGTGGCGCGGATAGCCTCTTGATAGGCCAGATCGTCAGCGCGGCCACTGGTCAGCTTGCTTACAAAGTCTGCGGCTCGCTGGCTTTGCGCTCCAAACCGGTCACTGGCAGTATTTTCAATGACTGCCCGCGCTTCCGGCGACTGATTGGCTACAGAGCGAGCAAGTGCACGCGTCGTCTCGCCGCCCCGATCGGCATTGACCACAGGAATGTTATTTGCCGCTGCAGCCGCTTCGTCAGCGCTGTTCATGAGCATGGTGGGGTTTGCTTCGACATCCCTTGTCAAAGCCATGCCCAGACGGCGGGAGGCCTCTGCTGTTGGGTTTGTCAGAGCGTTGACCGTGGGAGCGATGCGGCTACCAATAGCCTTAGCGCCTGCGCTGATACCTGCGCCAACCAGAGGAATAGCGCCACCGATGCCAACACCTATAGCACCGCTTCCTGACGCCTCCTGCCCTGTGCCGCCACGCGCCAGACTATCAGCCCCAGAGATTGCACCGCTCGACAGAGCGGACATGCCAGCACGGGAAAGAAGGTTCGGGCCGGTGATACCGAGCGCACGGGCCCCTATACCTGTAGCGCCAAGTGGGACCAAGCTAGCAACATTACCCGCCACCTGCCCCGCCACGTTGGAATACGGGTTGACCTCCTTAGCGTTGGCGACTGCGTTTTGACCCTGCTGGAGGTTTTGGCTGTAGCTTTCACCATCAATCAGCGAGGACAGGCCAGCAGCAGCACGCTCGACGCCACCGAGAATGGCAGGCCCAGCGATCGGAACGCCCTCAAGAGCGCCCGTCAATGCCGATCCTGCCATGCCGGATAGGCTGTTCTGCTTTTCCTTGTCGAGCAAAGCAGCGCCTTCCTCAAAACTGAGGTGCTGCCCTTGCGTCTTTGGAACAGACTCGGGGAATTTGGCCGCAATGATGCTCTTGATCTGATCGGCTGGCATTGTGTCAGGGAACTGGACCTGAACACCATCGGGCATCTTTACAATCGGCATATTATTGGCCCTTGAAGTATTCTTGATAGTCCACAACGCCGCCCGTTGCTGGTGCCTGCTGACCGCGAACCGGCCCGCCACGACCTTGCATAGCGCTGTCGCGAGTTGCCTGTATTTCTTGGGCAAGCTGGTCTATCTTGTCACTCAGAGATTTTGCGTCGTCTGTATAGGTCGGCTGATATCGAGCTGCCTTTTCATCAATTTCCACTTGTGTCATGCCAGCGCCGGACAGCAAGCGGGAGAGCACCTCAACGCCAGACTGGATCTTGCGATAGGTTGTTGCCTGTGGACTGCTCTGGTTATTCCCTGCTTGATACCGGTCATACCAGCCAGTCACATCGCCCGCCTCTGCACTCTTTTTGACTGCGGGTAAATCATTCTTCAGCCAGCTATCAGCAAGCCCAATACGGGCTGCGAGCTCGCCGGGAAGCTGCGTGGCAGGCCCGCCAGGGATAGGTTCGACGCCTGCAGCCTGGTTGTTTGGATCAGCCCAACGAAAACCGGACGGAAGCTTTACGCCAGTATCGACGTTGACCTGGCTGCGGCCTGCCTCCTTCATCTGGCGCTGGTAGTCCACAAAGTTGCCCTTGAACCCCTGATCAACAGCATACTTATATTCTTGCTGGTCGGAGGTGAGCTTTTCTGTGGGGTTGCGCAGTTTTTCAATTTCGAGCTGTGTTTTCTGAAGTTCCAGCGCTTTCTGAGGATCTGAGCCAGCCGCCATGGTCTTCAAGTACTCATTCAGCGCTGGCGGGCTAGAGGCAAGCATCTTGGCCTGCTGCTCGTCCATACCTTTCCCCTTGAGCCATGCCACCGTCTGATTGACGTTTTGGCGAGTGCCACGGTTGGCCGCGACGAGTTGGGCCCCCTTTGCGATGCTTTCCGATGGCGTCGAGCCCATGGCCCAGCCGGTGAAGATGTCGTTGAGCGCTTCTTTGTTAATCATGCCACCCAGGCCACCAAATGGCGACGGACGTGCAGCGGTGGGTTGGGCCTGCGAAGAACCCGTAACCATCGGGTCAACACCAGGCTGACGCATGTTGGCCCACTGGTCTGCAGGTACAACGTCACCTTCACGCTTGCCTGCCCAGGGATCAATGCCCGCGCTGCCCCCCTGCATAGCTTGATTGGCGCCAACACCAGCCGATCCCGATGCGCTCACTTGCATGGGAGGAGCAAGGCGTTCGATCAGTGCTTCGACGCCTACGGCCGGGGCGCGGTTAGTCTGACCTTGCCCCCCGCCAAAACGATCGGGGTTAAAGAAGCCAGGCTGAGCGGAGCCGGGATTGGCAAGGAAGTTCTGCACGCCCTGCTGTTGCGCTGGCTGGAGAAGCCTGTTCAACGCGCCGGGGCCAAACAAATCCATGATGTTGAAAGCCATTAGTTGACCCTTTCCATCGGGAACCCGACCTTGGCATAATCGACCGCCAGATAACCGTCAGTGTCCATGACCACGGCATCCGTATCGAGAATGTCTTGGGCCATGACGCCCCGGAATATCTTTTCGCCGCCGATGTAATTCCACTCGTAGACCACATGGCCATCGCGGACGCCGATCGGGACAATGTTCTCCTTGAGGCGCGCATCGGACTTGGTAAACAGAGACCCAAGAGCGCCGAGGCCCTGCATGGCATTGAATGGCTGCGTCTGCGTCTGTGTATTGGTGCCATAATTGCCCGCTGAACCGGCTGCAGCGCTCTGCAGCAACCCAAGCCGGGTCCATGGCTTCATGTCTTCGGACTGCCACTTTGTGAAGTCGGCAGTGAGCTGTGCCTGCTTATTCGCGTCCTGCAGCTGGCCTGCACCAATCTGCGCCTGGTTGCCTGCAAGCTGGTTCTGATAGAGATTTGAGTTGGCGGCGTCGATCTGAGATGTGGCAGCGAACTGGTTGGCCTGCTGGCGGTTATAGTCGTTCTCAAGGCCCTGAAGCAGCATGTTATTCGTATTCTTGGCCAAGACGCCGGTGTTGGCGCCGGAGCCATAGCGGCCGGAACCGGAAAACTGGCTTTGGATCAGGGAGTTGCTGTCGTTGATCTCGTTGTTCAGCCTCTCCTTGTAATACGGGTTCCCCTCAGCGAGGAATTTGCCAGAAGCGTAGTCCGTGAGGTTGTTCTGTGCGCTGGTCGAGCTAGGCAAGCCTGCAACGGTATTGCTGATACCCTTAATGCCCTGCTGTGTCGTGTTCCCAAGGCCTGCGACCGTCTGGCCTTGATATACATTACCGCCTGCGCCAGAGTCATAAATCTTCTGCGCTTCAGATGCGGACTGCTTGAACAGCGGAGTAGCCCAAGCCGGGGGCGAATTCTCTGTCTTCTGAGTGGTCTCGCCGCCCTTTTTACCCATTTGTCAGATCCTTGCTGAAAAGTACGAATTTCGGCTTATAGCCAGCCTTCGCGAGCGGTTTTCTCCACCCATCACGCCCAAGCGGCGTTAATTCATGTGCACCAATGCTTCGCGCCCAATCCTCAATCCTTGAGATGTGCGGAACTAGATCAATGCCGCCATCCCCTGCCAATTCACCGAGCATGACGGACTTTCGCCCGGTCGTTTCGCTTACCTTGATCTCGCTCGTGACGAAGGCAACGAATTCATCATCTTCATTGAGAAACAGCCAAAGCTGATTTTTGCCAGTGATGATGCTCGCTGCCATCGTCTTGACGGACAAATCATCCGGGTATCGATCCGCCAGCTTTTTCATCGCCGCAGTGATTTCAGGTCCGTACTTGGCAATCTTCTCGTATGGCCAGTCGAGCGTCAGATGGATACTCAGGCTCATCGCAGGCCCGCCGGTGTAAAGTCCACGTCAACGCCTTGGAAGTGAGCCCATTGCGTTCCTGCCGGTATTCTCACCTTGAAGCGATGAAAGCGCGACCTAGAGCGTTTGCGAACCTGGCCCGTGTTATAGGATGGTGATTGTTCGGACATCCATGTCGCTGTATCGCTTCGACGGAACCGATTGCCGATGGAGACAAACACTTGGTCCGTGTTGACGACCGGATAAACCCGCGTGGTGCGCGTCACGCCGCCTGCCGTATCACCAAACTCTTGCGTGACAATCGTTGCCTCTAGATTTTCGCCCAGGAATGACCCCAGCCTATTGGCGGTATCAAAGGCGCCCAGGACCGGCGCTCCACCCTGCCATGCCTTGCTGTCCAAGGAGAAAGGAAGATCGTCAAGGCTTGAAGAAATCGAGTCCAAAGACTCAAGCGTGTAGCCAGTTGTGGCGAATGGAAAGATACTTGAGACATTCACTTGAATGGGCGTCCACTTCGACAAATTCCAGTCATAGACCAACATCTGGTCGTAAATGCCCGTTCCGGCATAGTCGATGGCCCAGTAAACACGAGAATAAAATGGGTCAACCGCGCCATAGATGCGTGAAATGCTGGTGGCCTGCAGGCGTCTGAATACAGACCTATCCACCTTCTCAAAACCGATAGAGGTCAATGAGCCGTCAGGTGATATCTGAAAGAACCCGCCCTCATCGCAGTAAAAAGCATAAGCTCCCCGCGTTGCGATCGAATAAGGAGATTTTGCGCCGCGCTTTTCGTGGATTTTCTGGAAGGTGAAAACCTCGATCGATCCTGGAACAAACGTGCCTCGTTGAATGGCTGTCTGCAGGAATACGATCGGGTTCGTTGCTTCAGACGAGCCCTGCACGCTCCCGCCGTCTGGAAAATCCTGATAATCGCTGTTCTGGCTTCCTGGCGTCCAAAACTCCGCATTGTTGAGGCCGGACCACTGAACCCTGTTCGGGTTCCCGGTCAGCTTCATGAGCGCGACGAAATCACCCCAAATCTTGACAACACCAGCTCTTGGAGGGCTTCCACCAAGATTGCGGAAGACTGTATCAACGCCGACTTCATAAACCTGCGGGTCATCATTCTGGTTGACGGCAATGACGAAGTTGCCGAAAGCCACCATTGACCATGGGGCATCCTCGGTGGCCGCATATGTCGTCGCAGCCTTCGAAACGTCCTCAAAAGCCAATGTTGTGTTGTTGAGCAGATACAGGTGGCCAGCCGTTCCGGCAAAGAACATGATTGACCCATCCAGAGCGCGCACACTCAATGCACCCAGCGGAGCGGCGGGCAGAGCGCTTGTTAGCGGTGCCAAGCCAGCGGCCGGGATATAAGAGCCATCAGCGCACAGGACGTTCAAAATCTCGGCGGTATATCCCCCGTTGAGATCACTAACATCCGGGCGATATTCAGCATTCTGGACGAGAGGCATCAGAAACACGTCACGCGGATAAAGCCAGTAGAAACCCGGCGGGATGTTTCAGCCTTCAATCCGCCCTGCTGGTCGTTGAAGTCGTTCAATGCCTCTGCAGCCAGAGCAGCATCCTTAAGGGTGTCCTTATATATGATGTATTTAGCTCGCGCCTTGATCATATCGAAGGCCTCGACAATCCAGGCGTTGGTGTCTTCCGTGCTGGCAATCTTGGCCAAACGATAGGGTCCCAGCTGCAGCCGGATCGTATACGAGGTATCGAGTGGGATTGGGTAAATCCTCACCTGCCGATCGAAGTATGTCCAGGCATAGGGTTCACCCTTGGATGCCGAATTGTCCGACAGCAGTTCGATGTCTTCCGGTGTTTCGCGGCGCATCAACGTGCGGCGTCCATCGGAGTATTCGACATATGCCGCAACGATGCGGACAAGCGTCGGGATGGTGGCATTCGCGGCGGCTCCATACCATTGCTGGTTCGCCACCGTCTGGAAAGTCACATCCCTGGTCTCATTGAAATAGTACAGATCGAGCTCGCAGAAGCGGATGGCGCCTAGAATGGCCTCCTGTATCTGGGCTGAATATTCAGAGGTGGTGTCGTCAATGTCATCTGCGATTGCCAGCATCATATCCGAAAACGTTGGATCGGCTGTCGTAATCTCAGACTGAATGGAGCTAATGGGTCCGCCGGTTGTGACTGTAATGGTCATTCTTCAGTCTCCGGCTTGTGAAAGTTAGCCCAGCGATCAACGGCCTCTTCCGAGGAGAAGCGGTCGTAAATCCAGCCCTTGGAGGTTCTAATCCTCACACGGGATGTACCCTTTTCCTCGCCAAGCAGTTCTGCATTGGCAAAGCCGAGGTCTGCGAGCTTTTCGATGATGGTCATGGATCACCCAGCAAGAGTGGAAAGGGGCGAGTTTCCCCGCCCCAACCGGTTATTTGTCGTTGTTCGGGACAAACGCGATGACGACATGAGCAACGCCGGTTGTCGCGGCAGTGCCGGACAAGTTCACCGTTGCAAGAATTGTCGTATCGCCAGCATACGAGGTGACGTAGCTGGTTGCCTGAGCGACGGGCACGAAGTTCTGCGCCGTCAGCGACAGAGCCGAACCGTAAAGGCCAGCCGTGCCGCTAACACCGATGTCCACCGTGTTGGTCGTACCGGCATTGAATACCGTTTCGACCGTTACGCCGGAAAGTGCCTTCAGAATGACGGCACCCGGAGGAAGGATGCCGACTGCGACTGGCGCTCCCGAATTCGAGAACGTCACGCGGGCCCGCAAATAGTCGATCTGTTGCGGGGTATTGTACCGAGCCAGACTGCCCTGTTGATTGGTAGCCATGTTTCAGACCTCCTTAGTGCGGTGCAGCGTAGGTCGAAACCACGATGGCGCCGAAGTCGTTGCCGTTGAAAACGGTCTTCTTCATGCCAATGACGGTTTGGACGGATACGCCGAGTTCGCGTTGATAGTCGAAGAGTTCTTCAACCATTTTGTACTTGCTGGGGGCGGTCTTCATGCCGAATGCCGCAACAGCCGACTGCGCACCAAGCAGAACAGCACGGCGAACCGTAGTGATCTGGGCATTGGTGGAGGAGTTCACACCAGGAACGACGTGTTCAGCTTCGCGCAGGATGACGCCATTGTATTCGCCGATCGACCCGTCATAGATCGGGTTGTTCTGCTTGGTGCCCTGGTAGACGGCCTTCTGAATGTCCAGCCACTGACCCGTGGAGGTATTCGTGCGAAGGTCGGTGATCTGCGTGGGATGCAGATACATGACATACTTGTTCTCGCCGTTGACACGCACAGGGCGGATCTTCGGGTTGGACAGTTTCGCCTGCTCCACCGCGTAGTCGATCAGGTTCAGGTTGAACAGGTCGGTCGAGATGAGCGACTGATCGTTGGCACGGGCATTCGGCCGAACAACGCGTGTCGGTGCGGTCGGGGCATTGAAGCCGTAGTGCACCGGACGGATGGCGAGCGTGCGGCCCTCAAACGACATGGTTGTGCCGGTGTAGCCGCCCCATTGCATGAACGCCATGAGGGAGAGCCGGTCGGCATACCAATCCGTAAGGCCTGCGTTTGCTTCGTCGCGAAGGTCGAACGGGACGCGCTGGGCGTCGATCGTCTGGCCATTCTTGACACGCACGGCGTGAGCAAGCTCGTTGATGACAATAGCATCCGAGTAGGTCGAGAGGGCTTCTTCGTTGCCTTCCAGAACCTCGTTTTCAGACACACCGTCGCCGATGAGCTGGGTACGAAGGCCAAAGGTGACTTTATCACCGCTGCCCTTCGAGGTTTCGTCTTTCATCTGGATGATGCTGTTGGAGGAAGTACCGATCAGGGGCGCAATGGCAGTAGCCTTGGACACCTCGACCGCAAGTTTCTTCGACCACAGCTTCACCGCCATCGCGTCGTTGACGCCATAGGTAGTAACAGCCATTTTTGGTTTCCTTTGAAACGTGGGGGTTTTGGTGCTGCACTTGACGCCGTGAGCGGGCGAAGAAGGCTATCCGGCCATCGTCGGTGAGATTTGACGCATCATCCTGCGAAAGGGCTATAGCGGCCCTGCGCTCATTCCTTGCGAGGTGTTAGCCCCGCATCAGTGTATCGAAGCGCTTGGCATTCGCTGGATCGCGATACCAAGTTTCGAATTCTGCGTTTGACATGTTGGCGATTGCTTCCGCCGACATTGGATCACCAGCATCACGACCAGGAGAGGCAGCGAGCGAGCGGGAGGCATTCTGAGCGGCTTCGATCTTGGCGAGGCTGTCAGGAAGCTTCAGCGTGTTGGGATCGACAGGCTGCGGCGCGGCTACGGCATATCCATACCCTTGCGCAATCTTGTAGACAGCTTCTGCTGGGCTCATTCCCTGCTGTTTGGCGGCAAGGACGATCGACTTCAGCTCGTTGTTGATCTGCTGCACCCTGCCCTGCTCATTGGCAAAGCCTGGATTGGCGATGGATAGGGCTTGAAGCTGCCGGTCTCGGGCCTCGGAGAGGAATTTGACCGCATCGCCAAAGTCCGTCTGCTGGGTGGCGTAGGACTGTGCCGATTGGCTCCATTCACCCCAGAGCTGCTGTTCTTCCTGCTGCTCCTGCTGGGTTTTCTGTTCCTGCTGCTCGCGGCCATCAACCTTTTCCTGAAGGGCTTTGAGTTGGTCCGCCTGCCACTTGGAATAGGCAAAGATATCCTCTTCAGGATTTGGGGGGGGAGCTGGCTGTTGCGCCTCGGCTGGCTGGTTTGCCTTGAGAAGCGTGTTCCAGCGATCATCAAGCACTGCCTGACGCTGCCGGATTTGTTCAAGCTCCGATTTGGTCTTCTTGTGCTCCTCGCGCTCGGCATGGAGCGCCTGGTGCGGGACAAAGCGGCCCTTTTCGTCGCGCTCGCCGGTCACTTCCGGCTGGGCGGCTGGTTCAGGTGACGCCGCAAGGTCTCCCTGCGGCGCTAGGTCGTTGGACGGTTCAGCGGGCGTTTCGATAATCTCGGTTTCGCCGCCGGACTCGAAGAACGCCTGTTCCGATGCGGAAAGTGCGCTCTCCATCAATTCATGTCCTCGTTGAGGCCGTTGAGCCAGTTGGTCAGGTCGTCATCGATCTTGTCCGCGGGGAAGTAGGACTGAAACTCAGTCTTCTTGCCCTTGACCGTCACCAGGAAACGCGGGTCATCACCGGGGGTGTCAACCGTTGCATCCTTGAAGCCTGCCTTGTGGCACAGCGCGAGAACTTCTTTCTCTGTCATGGTCTGCTCCTGCCCGTTACGTGGGCTGACGAAGAACGATGCGCTCGTTCGGGCGAAACCATCCGGGGTGGACGGTGTTCAGTCTGCCGATGACGTTCGGCGGGAATTGGCGTTCTGGGCTCGGATTTCGTTCTGCCGCTCCTGGACAGCGATGCGAGAGAGATCCGCGACGAGCTTTGCTTGATCTCGCTGCGCGTCCATCTCGGCTTCACGCTGCTTGATCATCAGATCGATGCCCTTCATCTGGACATCCATTTCATTCTTCTGCTGGTCAGCAGCCAAATCAGCCTGCTTACCCTGCATTGAAAGCTGCGCCTTCTGCTGTTCAAGCATCATCTTCTGCTCTTCAGGTGTCGGAGGCTTGGGCTGCTGTGCTGCCGCGTCAGCGGCTTCCTTGGCCTTGCGCTGCCACTTGCTGACCATAGAGGCAGGGAGCGGCGAGTATTTCAGGATTTCAAGTCCGATTTCCGGGGTCATGAAGTTCTTGAGCATCGGCAGCATCTGCGAGATGATCTGCCATGTCCGGTCCTTCTCGTTCGGAGAGGTCGGAGCATCATCCACGATGATATCGTACTGCGAATTGGAAACCGCTTCCTTGGTAAGCGGGACGTATTGCGCCTTGTCATCTCCGACGATGCGAACCAGGCGCCCGTCGCTGAGATGGTTCTGAATCAGGAACAGCATTGTCTTGCCCTGACGCTTACGATAGCGGCGCAGGCTGTTGAACAAGGATGCAAGCAGGTTGAGCGATGACTGACGGCGCTGGTATTCCAATACCCCAGCCTGATCGACCTCACGCGTTCCGATGAACTCAGGTGATAGGCCGGTGACCTGGCTGATTGCCTCTTTGCTTTCCTGAAAGAGCGTGAAGAAGCCGGTTGGGAACTGGGCTGTTGGCTTGGCTGTGAACAGCGGGCTAGGGCCGGAAAGAGCCCCCTTCTTTGCCCATGTGATGGCGTCTGTCTTTGCCCAGCTCTCTTCAAACTGGCGCTGATCCTCTGCAAGACCGTGTTCAGCGATAATGCCGCCCTTGGACTGGCTGTTGAGCAGGAACTGCGTCTGGCTGAAGAACTTGTTCGACCAACGTTGCGGGTCTTTGGCAGGCCGCACAATGCCGTAGAACGTGCGTTTCAGCTTATCCCGGTAGCCTGTGATGCATTCCCAGCCGAACATGCCAGGCGGGACCAACGGCTGGTCAGGAGTGGCAAGTACCTCGGCGCCGATGAAGGCGCGCTTGACAACCTTGCGATACTGACGGACGGCCGGGAAGTCGGGCAGTTCCTTGCGAATGAGCTTAATCTGCTGTTCGCTGTATTCCCGTGGTTCCTGCGTCTGCAGATCGGGCCCGCGATAGTATGGCACCTTCTCGAACCACCGGCACTCGACCAGCGTGCACATCTTTTTCGAGTAGCTGCTGGCGAACTCATTCTGATCCCCGGTATAGAGATCGGCCTGATCCTGGTCATGGGGCTGCGACTGGTCATTGCCAACGGTCTTGGCCCAGCCAGCGTTCAGCAACTCCCTGGCGACATGCGGAAACATCTCCTTGACTTCGGAGTATGGCTTTTCATCCACATACCAGAGGCGTTGAGCGTCCTCCAGGTTGGGCTTTGAAGCATTGCAGTCCCAAGCCATCTTGAGCGGGTCAAGGCGCCTGATCTGCGGTGCGCCGTCTGGATCGTCCTCAAAATCAAGGCGCGTATCAGTCCAGCCCATGCCGCAGATCGTGGCATCTTCGAAGGCGTCAGACTCTTCATCCTCAGCGCCGGTCTGGTCACGGAACCATTCACCAGCTGCCGTGAGGATTTCGTTCGCCTCGGCATCACCCTGCTCACGCGGGATGTACTGCACCTCACGGCGGTTGTTGATCTCCGAGCCGACCACAGCGTTAACGAGCGGGCCAATGCGATTGAACGTCAGTGCAGGTCGCTTTTGCTCACGAAGGACGTTCATGTCCTCCTGCGACCATTGATCCCCGTTATAGAACTCGTAATCCTCACGGGCCACCCGGCGCCAATCGGAAACGTGCTTGATGTCCTCGGCGTACCAAGCCTTTAGCTTAAGTGTCAGCTCGGCATGCTCACCACGCGGTGCATCATCTGCTGTGTCAGTGTAATCAGCCATCAGCCAGCCATCCAAGATGCGGAAGAACCGCCGCGTGAGGAATATCGTTTGCGAGAAGAAGGCGCGTAAGGCTCTTCATGATCCACCGCCATGAGACCGAACGAGTCAGCACCATGTGAAGCCCAATCGTGCATTGGCCCAAGGCCGACGCCGCGCTCTTCATCTCTCTTTTCGTGATACCAGCCCAGCGCATCCAGGCCTGCCGAGCACTTCTCTTGATCGAACCACATGTTCGGGAATAGCCGGCGAGCGGCCTCAACACGCTTCATCGCCGCACCCTTGCCCTGGTTGGCAACAGTGCGAACCTCAAAGCCTGCCGATCGAATGTGATCCTCAAACCGAATTGCCGTTACCGCGTCACGATGTTCGCCGTCATGAGGTAAGACGCATTCGGCACTTCCATGCCCTCTTGACCGCATCCATTCAAGATGAGCCGACAATGGCTGGTTTTCGACCTCGTAATAATCAACGACCCGAATTTGATGCCCGATGAACTGGACTACCCAAATTGTGGTCGCGTCACTGACGCCTATGTCCCAATATGCCTTTTTCGGCATGAGCGGGTCTTGGGCGACGGAGCCAATGCGCTTTTCCTGACGAGCGAGCGCCAGAGCCTTGGCAAAATACGCGCCTTCGACAACAGTGACAAAATCGCCCTCCCAGATGTGGGGGTATTGATCCGGCCGCTTGTGAAAGTCATTCAGCCGCTCAATCTCAAGCACGCCAGGGAACCAAGGATTGTCCGTGTAGTTGATCTCGACAATCTTTGAGCCCTCAGGCGGGTCTTCTCTGAAGCGCTTGTGTGTGGCGCTGTTCTTGCGCTCCGGGTTCCACGTTACCCAGATTTCCGAATTGTGCTCACGAACCGTAGGCGTGATCTTGATCCAGGCCGCGTCAGATACCGGCTCAGCTTCATCAACCCATAACAGGTGGATTTGCGACTTAGACTTGATGCTGTCCAAGTTATGGCGCAGGCCGATGAACGCGAACGATATTCGGCCATCCAGAGTGCGGATGTATTTCTCGCCAACATCATAATGAGCAGCAAGCCATGGCTCCGAAGCAATCGCTGCCTTGACCTCGGCCATCGAGCTTTCATCGAGCGAGTTCATGAACTCACGCCCGCAGACAATTACGCCATTCTCTCCAGCCTGTGAGAGTTGGTAGCCTTTGACCGCTGCCATCTTGGCGAACGTGCGCGTCTTGCCTGATCCTCGACCGCCGTATGCGCCTCTGTACCGCGCTTCACCCATGAATACCGGTATTAGCTTGGGAGGAAGCTCAAGCCTTGCTGTTGTTGTCATGGCCAGGTGCGACTAGCTCAATTCTCGTAATGAGCTGCAGCGGGTTTTCCGGGTCGCCTACCAGCTGCGTGGGGAGAACCTTGCCGAGAAGGCTCATGAATGGACCTGGATTGATCCGAGCCTGCTGTGTCAGGTATTCCACCATATCGCCGTCGCCTGCATTCTCAGCAGCTTTCAAGATGGCGTCCTTGAGCAAAGCGGTCGTCTTGTTCGGTGTCCCCTTCTTGCGGCCGGTCTTAGACCTATCCAAACCTACTTTAGGCATGGCCAACCGTCAGATCCTGCCCATGAGCAGAAGCACAAGCAACACGACGAGCAACACGCCCACAATGCCGGACGGGCCCCAGCCTGCCTGATGGAAACCAAATCCTGGGGCGCCGCCAATCAATAGGATGACGAGGATAACGAGGAGGACTGTGATCATTCTGATATCCAATTCCTATGGCTCCAACGCCACAACATGCACCCAAGTCACGCCAGGCTGTGCGGGCAGAGACAATATCGTCAGCCCGATCAAAGAGACCGTGGAGCGATTGGTGCGGTTTACGAGAAGTTTGCATTGAGTGTTGGTCGGCGTGTCCACGATCTGGACATTCACAACATCGGTCACACCAGCGGCGACTTCAGCAACGGCGACAACGCGGGGGACGACACCTGCGCCGAATGGCGTTGGGTATGTCCATGTGATCGTGCCATCAGCGGCACACTGAACGCGGTCTTTACGAGCTTTGCTGGCGTGGGTGTGATCTTCGAGGGCGTATTTAGAACCTGCCCCTACAGCGCCACTATCAGATACACCTGGAGGCATTGTGGTGGCCGGGAGAGGCACAACGGGTGGAGTTGACCAGGGATAGGGCATCACCCACCTCCGTTTAGCTGTAGAACAGGCTTTGGAAGGTTCCGCCTACCGCAGTCGTGAGAACTGCAGCCGTTGCGGCGAGAGGGAGGATGGTTGACCCAAGCGGGACAAACACAACAAGCGAGCCGCCTCCCGAAAGGGTGACCGTGATTGTGCCAGCTGTAGTGACGTTGGTGACAAACAGACCGTCACCCGCCGTAGCACCCACAGCCGTAGCACGGCGATATGTGCCAGAAAGCGCGGAACGGTCAGCGGCGCCTAGCGATGTAGCGCGGGAGAATGACCCGTCTCCCTGGTCAATCCATTTCTCGTTGATGTTCGCAACACCAGAGTAAACAGTTCTGTCTGCCATGATGTGATCCTATCGATTGCTAGGCGAGTGATTTTGGAATGCCGTGTCTTTGCCCACGAAGGTCGTGTTGATCGCAAAAGCCTGGCCTGGGAGAGGATTGCCGCTTATGCCGTCGAGCTGGTCGCATGTGACCGCAAGAGCGACGAGCATCGGGTGGTTCTCTCCACTGTGGATGCTGGCGACCTTTGCCTCAACAATTGCGCTGCGGAGCACGGCGAGCTTTGCCCTATCGTCACTCTGTTGCTGCGACATGAAGCGATCCGGCGACCAGTGGCCCTGATTGACCCGGCGCTGGGCTTCTTCGACAAACTCGTCATCGGAGATGGTGGACCAGTCTGTCATAGGGTGCCTCTAGGCCGCGATCTCGGTGTAGCCTTGCTCGAAAGCTTTTGAGGGCGACCAAGAGATATAGCCGTCGTCGTACAGCACGTAATATCCGGGGTCCTCTTCCGTGATATGGAAGCGTGACGCCTGCGGGTGCTTGACGCGGTGTGAAGACCCATCTTCGAACACCACAGACCATTCGCCATCATGATGCTTTTCAGCGGCGACGATCTTTGCAGCCTCGACAGTCTTATGTGACTGGTATTTCCTCATGCGGCTCACCTTCTGGAATGAACGCAGGCGTCACGCGCATCAAAGTCTACCCGCTTTGGCCATTACGCCAGTCTCGGAACCTTAACGCCGTCCAATCGCTCTGCTTAGCTGAAACGAGAAACCCCGCCACCAATGAAGGCGACGGGGCGAGTGAGGATACTTGCGGAGATCAGACCGCGTAGAGCCTCTGACGTGAATGATTGGTGCATGGAGAGAGAATTTGCACTCCCACAGCCTAAGACGGGCGCTTTACAGGCGCTTGGGCTCACTCATGCCCAGTCCATGCTTAATGTGTTGCCGAGGACCGTCGTAACGATCGCGCAATAGATGTCATGCTCTCAGCTCAGAACTACTTACCTCATCAGTCTAATGAGGCCACAAACTGACTAGGCTTGCCGGTTCGCTCTGATATCGTCATCGGCGCTGCAGCGTTACCTCACGATCAGGATACCCCAATCCCTTGGAGCCGATGATGGCTTTGGAATGGCTCAGTAGGCGCTGAGCTTGGTGGACTAGATTTATATCCCGGAGCCTAAGTTCCGGTGACAATTACCACCGCCACCCCTCAACCGAATGCCGGGTAGGCATTTTTCATCCCAAACTGAATTCATCCGGGGTCATTGCCACCGGACCAGCCAACAGAGGGCTTCTATCCGCCCGCGTCTCTATGGCTGCACTCTCTTAAATGGCTCCCCCGGCTGGAAATGCACCAACGGCCTCGCTTACTGGTGCACCAGGGCGCGCTCTACTTCTGAGCTACGGGGAATTGAAACTCTTAACCAGACGGAAGTCTGATCATGCGATTACGGTAGTCTGCCTCTTTTGATTTGGCAATAGGCCAGATGTAATTAATCCATCTAAACCAAGACGTAACCAGGTTAATTGACGCAAAGGCA